TTTGCAAAGCATTTGCTGCTGGAGCCAGTTATGTCATGATTGGCGGTATGTTGGCGAATTATGATGAAACAGGTAATTATTTCTATGGAATGAGTTCATTTGTAGCGCAAAAGACGCACTATCAGGATGCTGAAGATAAATTTGAGTATAGGGCATCTGAAGGTAGACATATTGTATTTCCCGGCGTTTCTCGTGGCCCATTGGAAAATGCAGTGAAAGATATCCTTGGCGGCATTAGATCGTGTCTAACTTATTGTGATTACAACAACTTAAGTGATTTCATTAAAGAAGCCGATGTTTCAAGATTTGTTCGGGTATATCCACATTCACAATATAACAGAATTTACGAAAATCTAGATTTTGGAAAATAAGCAAGAAATAAATAGGTAAGAAAGAAACCTAAGGAGAAAAATAGAAAAATGTCTTGGGGAAATAAAGAAGTCGTAACAGTAGCCGGAACTTTTACAGTTTCGGGTTCACAAATTATTGGAGCTACTGGAGCTTTATCAGCCGTAAATCCCGGAAATAGTGTATATTCAACTGGAGCTACTGGCCCGCTTTCTGCTGGTTTTTTGGGTGTTGTAAAAACAAAGAATGAACACAATAGTATTGTAACTCTTCATGAACCTGTTGCTGGCGCAACTGCTCCTGTGAGCGGAGTTGGAATTTTTGTTTCACAGATTCCAACATTTGTTGATCCAACAAAAGCCAATTCTGTATTTTTTGTAGATACAACTGAAATGGGCGTAGCCGCTAATAAGAAAGGTCAACACGCTGGTTGGGTTCAAGTAAAAACTGGTTCTGGCGGGAGAGCCGGACGTAAAATTGTTGAAACTCTAGTAGCAATGGGAGTTCCACAGTCTACTTCTGGAGACAGAGAAGATACTGAATTTCCTGATTCCTAATTTTGAAATATAGATTTTGTCCGAATTTTTTTCTTGTCCGTTTAGAACGGACAAATACTAGTTTGTTCTAAATACTTAATATGAAACAACTTACTGAAACTTCAGTTAAAGATACTTCAAAAATTGCGATATATGTTGTTGGTTATCCCGGCTCTGGAAAGAGTACAATTGTTGATAGTATCAAAACAATAGGTAATGGATTTAGCGTATATGATATTGATAAATTGAATGATTTGATGATGATTTTTCGTAAAAAACCACCAGGAATGAGTCCTGATGAATACAAAAAATACATAGATAAAAGAATGCAGGAATTGCTCCACGAAAGACGTGGAATCATCATTACTAAAGTTGGAAGAAATAAAGATTCGGTTAAAAATGAAGTAGAAATGCTTGAAAAATTTGGATATTCGGTTATGATGATTTTCTTATACAACGATCCTAATGTAGCATGGCAAAGAGTAAAAGAAAGAGAATCCATCCGTAAAGTTGATAAAGATTACTTTGATAAAGCGGTAAAGGAAGTAAACAACAACTTTGCATTTTTCAGAAATTTCTTTTCAAAAGAAGGAAGATATTTTCATATATTTCCATCTATTTTTGAATATAATAGTGTAGAATATATTGGTGAATTGAATTTTCTTCATAATAAGATAGAAGAGTTTATTAGAAAATCTATAAAAAAATAGATAGAAATTGGTGTCTGTGATATAAATAGTATTGGAGGTAAAAGCCGATATTATCAAATAATAAGAAAAGTATTTCCTGAAGCGTTTGCAGAGGGAATAGAGGGTGTCGGGTTACACCCAATCAGAGTAAACATAGCTTGAAATATGTTGACTGATGAATCATTTTATTAAAATTTATAATGATTTTTATGAATTTTAATAAAATGGATAACCTAATCTGATGAAAAACGAAAAAAATGGATAACCTAATCTGATGAAAAACGAAACAAATACCCTTGATAAAATTTTTAATATTGAAAACAAAGAACTTGTTATTCAAGAGCAGCAAGAAGTTGCTTCTCCTTCTGTTATTTCTGTATCAGAAAATATAGATGATAATGTAGAATTATCATGTGAATATCAAAAGCAAATTTTGGAAAAAACTCAAACTGTATTGGAGACAGCTCTTGAAGTTGCGGCTCTTACTCAAGACCCTAGAGCCATGACTGCGGCTGCTGAAATCATTAAAGCTTTGACGAATGCATCAGAGGCTTTGGCTAAAATTACTCTCAAAAAAGAAGAACTTTCTCTTAAAAAAACTGCTTTGAAAGAAAAGTCAAAAAAACAAGAAGCACAAACTATCAACAACAATGCTATCTTTATTGGTAGTACATCAGAGTTACAAAAACAGATTATTTCTGGACTATTAGAAAAAATAGAAAAAGAGAAAAATGATTAGAAAAATACATAACAAATACTATCTTTTCAGTAAAAAAACAGGGCGTAAACTTGGTGGGCCTTATGACAAAAAAGAAGATGCTCTAAAGCGCGAACGACAAGTTCAATATTTCAAGCATCTTAGAGAAGAAGTTGACGTAGATACTGTCATTGAATTTCTCAAAAATATTATTGCTGGAACTGAATGGGAAAACAAATTGTATCTGGCGGGTGGAATCGTTCGTGATAAAATTATGGGCAGAACTCCAAAAGATGTTGATATTGTTGTAGATGGAGGTATTGATGCCGGAATTGAAGCCGCCAAGTTTATTGCACAACAAGTTGGTGTCTACAAAGAAGGATCTAATCCAGTTGTATTTGAGAAATTTGGTACAGCAAAATTGAAAATTCCAATTAAAGGCGAAATGGTTGAAATTGAGTTTATTGCGCCTAGGAAAGAAAAATATACTCCCGGAAGCCGAAAGCCAGAAGTAGAACCAGCAACATTGCGTGATGATGCATTTCGCAGAGATTTCACCATCAATTCACTATTCCAAAATTTGACTAGCGGAGAAATCTACGATTTAACTGGCATGGGAATTGAAGATTTGAAAGCTAAAATTATCAGAACAACAGGAGATCCAGATTGGATTTTCAAGGAAGATCCGCTCCGCATTTTACGGGCAATCCGGTTTGCTTTGAAATATAATTTCAAACTTCCGTTGGATGTAATTCGTTCTATCAAGAATCATGCTTCAGAACTGAACAATATTTCTTCGGAAAGAATCAAAGACGAATTACACAAAATTCTACTTTTGGAAAAACCATCCAGAGCTATTAGATTGTTTAAGATAACCGGAATTTTGGATATTATCTTACCAGAATTGAAAGAATTGGTTGGTTTAACACAAAACGTCACTTATCATAAACATGATGCTTTTACTCATACACTTGATGTTCTAGATAATACTCCACCAGAAATTACCAGACGGCTTGCAGCACTTTTCCATGATATCGGAAAAGCTGCTACACGAAGTGAAAAAGATGGAAAAATTCAGTTCATTAATCATGCAGAGGTTGGTGCGGAAATTACACGGCAAATCATGAAACGACTAAATTATTCCAATTCTGATATTGATAAAATTACAAAAATAGTCAAGAATCATATGAAATTGAAACAAGCTGGAAGCGAAGCTGAAAATTTGAAAGAAAAAACTTTACGAAAATTTGTTTATCATGTGGCCGATGTTTTAGAGCCAATTTTAGATGTTATTCATGCAGATAATATTTCTCATTCTGAAGCTGCATCTATGCCAAAACAAATTGAAAAAATCCGCGAAATGATTAAAGAAATAAACATTGAAGATTTGGTAAATTCTAAATCTTTATTGACGGGTGAAGAAATTGCGGCTATGGGAGCAAAAGGAAAATTGATTGGTGAAATCAAGTCCCGAATTCTTGAAAAAGTCATTGAAAATCCAAATTTTACCAAAAAAGATGCAATTGCTTTAGCAAAAAGTATGATTATGACTCATAACAAAAAAGAAGAAAAATGAGCGAAAAAGATTATTATTTAAACCCAAAAATCAAAAAAGCAAATTTAAAAGAAGAGTATACTAAAGAACAAGTTGAAGAGTATATTCGTTGTTCGCAAGATCCGGTGTATTTTATTGAAAAATATGTAAAAATCAACACTTTAGATCATGGATTACAGCCGTTCAAATTACGCGGCTATCAAAGAAAATTGATTGAAACTTATAAAAATGATTTGAGAGTAATTCTTCTATCTGCCAGACAATCTGGTAAAACCACAACTACCGCTGCATTCATTTTGTGGTATGTGTGTTTTACTCCAGATAAAACTGTAGCTATTTTAGCTAACAGAAAAGCTACTGCTATTGAAATTCTTAGCCGTATCTTATTGATGTTAGAGGAGTTACCATTTTTCTTGCAGCCGGGTGCAAAGGTTTTGAACCGTGGTTCAGTTGAATTTGCCAATAATTCCAGAATTGTAGCTGATGCAACAACATCAAAATCTATTCGTGGTTACTCAATCAATTTTCTATATTTAGACGAATTTGCTCACGTTCCAAATGCGGTTGAATTTTTTACATCTTCTTATCCTACAATCACTTCCGGTAAAACTTCAAAGATTATCATTTCAAGCACGCCGAATGGTTTGAATTTATTCTATTCATTGTGGAATGAGGCGGTCAAAAACAAAAATGGTTTCACACCAGTCAAAGTTGATTGGTGGGAAGTTGAAGGCAGAGATGAGGAATGGAAAAGACAGCAAGTTTCCATTTTAGGAGAAGATGGATTTGCGCAAGAATATGGTAACGAATTTATTGGTTCATCTAACACTCTTATCCGTCCAAGTGTTTTAAAATCATTGACTTCTGTGGAAAAATATGAAAAAATCAATGAAGATTTGATGATTATTGAAGAACCAAAAAAAGATCATTTTTACATTGCTTGTATTGACGTTTCGCGTGGTGTAGGACGTGATTATTCTACTATTATTGTAGTAGATGTAACAGAATTTCCATTACAAATTGTTGCAACTTATCGGAGTAACAAAATTTCTCCTCTAGTATTTCCAGATGAAATTTTTAGAATATGTAAAAAATATAATAATGCTTTTGCTCTTATTGAAAGAAATGCAAATGGTATGGATGTAGCAGAAATTCTCTATAATGATCTTGAATATGAAGAAATTTTTTCAACAAAAACAAAACAAAAAATGGGGCAAATTCTGACTTTTGGAAAGGGAAAAAACAAATATCTTGGTGTTGAAATGACGAAATCAGTTAAACGCCGGGGTTGTTCTCTCTTCAAAACATTAGTAGAAGAACAAAAAATTGTCAATTGGACAGATGACATTTTATTAGAATTGTATAATTTTGTCAAAAAAGGAGATTCGTTTTCGGCTGATGTAGATTCTCATGATGATTTGATAACTCCTTTGATTTTACTGTCTTGGGCCATTAACGAAGAGTATTTCAAAGAATTGATAAATAAGGATATTAGGCAAGAATTATTGAAAGAAAAAGAAGAACCAATTATCCCGTTTTTCTTTGAAAATGGACAAGAAAAAGATGATGGAATTGTCATTGAAAGATGGAATTTTTAGAAAAACGATTTCAAATAAATAACCAAGAGATATAGTGTTATAGGAGCAAAAAAATGAAATTTAGCTTAAGTCCAGTTGTTCAAGTAAAAGAAGTTGATCTAACAACTGTTATTCCTGCTGTGCCAACTTCAATTGGCGCAATGGCAGGAGCTTTTCAATGGGGTCCAGTAGAAGAAATTCGCACAATTGCTTCAGAAGATGAATTAGTTAGAGTTTTCGGAAAACCAAATAACGATACTGCCATTTCCTTCTTTTCTGCTGCAAATTTCTTATCATATTCTGGCGATTTGAAAGTTGTTCGTTCTGTCGCTTCTACAGCCAAAAACGCTGTAGCAAGCGGAACCGCAATTCTTATCAAAAACGAAAATCACTATTTAGCTAATTTCGCGGATGGTCAGGCTAGCGTTGGTTCTTGGGCTGCAAAATATCCCGGTCGTTTGGGTAATTCGTTGCGCGTTTCTATTTGCGACAAAGATAGCTGGGAAAAAACACTAACAGAAACTGTGGGAGCTAATGCTAGCGCTGGTGCAACTTCCGTAACTGCTAGTGCTTCTGTTGCAGGTAAAATTGCCGTTGGTGATTGGATTTCATTCGGAACAGATCCAACAAAATACAAGGTTGTAAACGTTTCAACTGTTACAATTACCCTTGCAAGCGGATTGGTTGCAAATGTTAGCTCTGGTGCTGCAATTAAACGGTATTGGGAATATCAAGATCAATTTCCCGGAAAACCAGACACTAGCACTTATGCTGCAAATAAAGCTTGTAGCAATGATGAAGTGCACGTTATTGTTGTTGACGAAGATGGACTTTTCACTAATATTCCCGGTCAAGTTCTTGAAAAATTTGCATTTCTTTCAAAAGCTGTTGACGCAAAATCCGCAGATGGCAGCTCAATTTATTACAAAAACGTGATTAATAATAAGTCACAATTCGTCTGGTGGATGGATCATCCTACCGCCGGAACTAACTGGGGAACAGAAACTGTTACTTTGGCTGGTGCCTATGCTAGTTTGCCAATTCCTGAATCTGTTTCTTTGACTGGTGGAGTGAGTGCTGACGTTCTAACTCCAGCAGATGAAATTCGTGGTTATGATTTATTCAAAAACGCTGAAACTGTTGATGTAAATTTGGTCTTTGCTGCTGGTGCAAGTCAAACAACTATCATTGATTTAATTTCTAATTTGGCAGAATATAGACGCGATTGCGTTTTATTCATTTCTCCTAAATTAAACGATGTTCTTGATAATGTTGGACAAGAAGCAGATGATATTGTTGCTTGGAGAAACACTTTACCATCTTCATCTTACGTTGTAGCAGATAGCGGTTGGAAATACCAGTATGACAAATACAATGACGTATTTCGTTGGATTCCGCTAAATGCTGATGTCGCTGGTGTTTGTGCCTATACCGATACAGTATCCAGACCTTGGTTTTCTCCGGCTGGTTATAATCGTGGTCAAATTCGCAACGTTATTAAGCTGGCCTATAATCCAATGAAGAAAGCAGACCGCGATAAGTTATTCAATAATGGCGTAAATCCGGTTCTTTCTTCTGTTGGTGCTGGCACAGTTCTTTTCGGCGACAAAACATTACTATCTAAACCATCAGCATTTGACGCAATTAATGTTCGCAGATTGTTCATTATTCTTGAAAAAGCTATTGCAACTGCTGCTCAATATATGTTGTTTGAAATGAATGATGAATTTACTCGTGCTCAATTTGTTGGAATGGTGGAACCATATCTTCGTGAAATCAAGGGTAGCCGTGGAATTTTTGACTTCCGTGTAGTTTGTGATGAAACCAATAACACTTCAGACGATAGTTTTGTTGGTGATATTTACATTAAACCATCTAGAGCTATTCGTGAAATTCAGTTGAATTTCGTTGCAGTTAGAACTGGTGTTGAATTCCAAGAAATCGTAGGAAAATTTTAGCAAATTCGTGGGGAGCAGTTATTCTGCTCCCCTAAATAGAATTTAGAGGGAAAAAGAAATGGCATTTAATTTATCACAATTCAAAGCAAATCTAGTTGGTGAAGGAGCAAGACCAACCCTATTTAATGCATTTATTACATTTCCTGCTGCTGCTCAATCAGGCCGGGCATTTACTGATTTTTCATTTACTTGTAAAGCCGCTCAATTACCGGGTCAACAGATTGGTGTAATTGAAGTTCCATATTTTGGTAGAAAAATCAAAGTTCCCGGTGATAGAGTATTCGTGGAATGGTCTGTAACAGTCATCAATGACGAAACTTTTACAGTCAGAAATGCATTTCAAGCTTGGTCTAATGCCATCAATATGCACGCAGCAAACCTGAGAGTTCGTGATAATATCTATGCAGATGCTCAAATCATTCAATATTCAAAGGTTGGTGATCCAATTAAAGTGTACTTTTTCAAAGATATGTGGCCCGGTGACATTTCACCAATTGATGTTTCTTGGGAATCCAACGATACATTAGAAGAATTCACAGTTACTCTCTATTACAACTGGTGGGAAGACGAAACCACTGATAGAGCCTAATTTTTAGGAGAAGGCGAATGGCTTCATTATTTGAGAACCTATACAATTTTTTTGGATTTAGAATAAAATTAAAAAATCAAGAAGAAAAAGTTAAAAATTATTCCGCAGTTGTCCCCTCAGATATTGATGAGGGGACAAATATTATGCGGAATTCTAATTTTTTCCAATATGCCTTAAATACAGATGTATCGTTTGTCAATCAAGAAGACTTAATCCGAAAATATCGGGAAATGAGTCTTTATAGTGAAATTGAATCGGCAATTGACGAAATTGTCAATGAGGTATTTTACATCGGCGACAATTCTTCTCCAATTGAAATTGTATTGGACAAATTACCGTATAATGAACAAATCAAAGAAGTTATCAAAAAAGAGTTTGATTATATTCTTTCTCTTTTGAATTTTACGGAAAATTCATATGAACTATTCCGTCGTTGGTACATTGACGGACGGTTATATTTTAACGTTGTTATTGACAAGACCAAACCGCAAGAGGGAATAAAAGAATTACGATATATTGATCCGCGCCGAATTCAAAAAGTCCGTGAACCAAAAGAAGAAAAGAAAATTTCATCTTTATCTATTGCAACAGAATATGATGAATACTACATTCTTGATGGAAATATCAAACTTTCAACGGATATGGTTGTTGGTGTAACTTCGGGTTTGACAATTGAAGATAAAAACAAAAATTCCATTGCAATTTCATATTTACATAAAGCCATCAAACCATTCAATCAATTGCGTTTAATGGAAGACGCTACAGTTATTTATCGTGTGGCCCGTGCTCCAGAAAGAAGAGTTTTCAAAATCAATTTCGGTAATTTGCCAAAAGCAAAAATCAATCAGGAAATGAATGATTTGATGAACAAGTTCCGAAATAAAATTGTTTATGACTCACAAACTGGCGAAATCAAAGACGATACAAGAACTCTTTCTATGTTGGAAGATTTCTGGATTCCAGTGTATGATGATGGAAAATCTACTGATATCTCAACTCTTCCCGGCGGGCAAAACCTTGGTGAAATGGAAGATGTCAAGTATTTTTTGAACAAACTTTACAAATCTTTATATATTCCAACAAGCCGAATTGTTTCTGGAGAATCTTCTCCTGTACTTCAAACTAGAGCAACTGAAATTCAACGAGAAGAATTGAAATTCATGAAATTTATCCATCGGCTTCGTAATCGGTTTGCTTCATTATTTACAAAAATTCTAAGAATTCAGTTACTATTTAAAAACGTA